GAGGTAGTGGGAGCCGGGATTGACATGCTTCATTGTTCCGAGGTTGCCCGTTGGGGAGGTCGTGCCCGTGAATATGCAACTGGTATGATGAACTGTGTTGTACAGGGGTATGGGACAGAGATCTGGTTGGAAAGCACAGCAAAAGGTGTAGGTAACTATTTTGAAAAAGAATGGTGGCGGGCGGATAAAGGTGTAAGCGGACTCCAAACTGTGTTCTTCCCTTGGTTTGTTTTTGATGAATATAAAACAGAACTTAATAAGGAAGAGCTTAAGGGGGATTCGTTTAAGAAATCATTAGGCACAAACCCTGTATATGGAGGGGATGAAGAAAAGAATTTACTTGGTGTTGAAACATCTTATGAAACAGATGATGGGGTATTTGAATTTAAGGTAACACTTGAGCATTTAAAGTGGAGGAGGAATAAGATTATTTCTCCTGAATGTCAGGGAGACTTGAATGTATTTCATCAGGAATACCCAACTACTGCGAGAGAAGCTTTTGTCGCATCGGGGCGTAGTGCATTTGATTCGGTTAATTTAACTAAGATGTGGTTTGAAGCAGAGGAAAGAGAAAGAGATTATCCACCTAAAAGATTTGAAGTTCCTGTTAATGGATTTCAGAATATAGGTGGTGTGGAAAAAATGCGTTATTTTATGGAGAGTAAGCCCGATGGAGAATTTGCTGTATTTAATCCACCGCAAGATGGGAGACATTATAGGATAGGGGTAGATGTTGCAGAAGGAATAATGTCTGATACAGGTGATCCAGATTATTCTGTAATTACTGTATTAGATGCGGAAACGTATGAAGAATGTGGCACATGGTGTGCACGTATAGATCCAGATCTACTTGCATGGATAACAACTACTATAGGGATATGGTATAACAATGCACTTGTTGCGGTAGAGAATAATAATCACGGGCTATTAACCTTAAAGTTTCTATCGTCAATACATCAGTATGGCAATATATATATTGAGAAAGCTCTCGATGAACGTGGTCAGCGTCAGAAGAAACGATTAGGGTTTAATACTAATATAAAAACAAGGAAGCTAATCCTTGATTTGTTACGGAGGCTTATACGTGAAGAGGAGATTGAAATATATTCTAAAGCTACAATAGATGAACTACAGACTTTTGTTGTGCATAATAATGGGAAAGAAGCAGCCCAGCATGGATGTCACGATGACAGGGTAATGTCTTTAGCTATTGCTGCATATATGTGTTATATGCACCCACATCTGCCGGGGCCAGAGCTACCTCATCAGCCAAAGTCTCAACGAAGAGAATATTATGTGAGGGCATAGATGGAAATAACTAAGATATGCGAGCAGTGCGGTACTAAATATGTGCCAAAGAAGTATCAGTCTACACGACAAAAGTATTGTTCAAGGAGTTGCAAGGATAAACGTGCGTGGGAAAGAATGGTTATATCAGGGAATATAAGAGGGAAGAAGGGTGGCTATAATAGATCTACTTATATTAGTAAGTGGATGGAGGCAAGATTATCTGACAATACTGCGCCATGCCATTACTGCAAAACAAGGTTGATACCTGAAGATTTTGTTTTAGACCACAAAGTTCCTATTGCAAGACTTAGTACTAGAGCTGAAATGCTGGAAGAAAGCAATCTGGTCGTTGCTTGTCGTAAATGTAATCAGGCTAAGGGGTCAATGGGATACGATGAATTTTTAAAACAGATGGAGGAGGTTAAATAATATTTATATTGACGGACGTTTTACTGTATTTTAGGCTGATAATGATCAAATGTTTAAAAAAAAGATGCTCAGATCTCCACGTATCGCATTAAAACACCATCATGCATACTATGACACCCCCTGAAAATCCTATGAAATACGGATATAAGAAGCCAAGTAAGAATAACCCAACCCCAGTATACCAACGTAAAGTCGTAAGAAAGCAAACTAGGAAGAGGTAACTATGTCAGGAACTAGAAAACCTATAAAGCCACCTATCAAGGAGGGTAAAGAAGAAAGATCCCAATCTGCTTCTACTAGGTCTGCTAAAAATGCAGTAAAGAAAGCAAGCCTTAAGAAAAATGTAGCTGGAAGAACAGGTATAGTAAAGAAAAATATAAAAAGCAAGAAGCCTCTCTCATACGCAAGATTAGCAGCAGAAAGGAAAAGTGCTTATACCAGACAAAAGGAAGGGAAAATTTTTACTAAAGGGAAAGATGGTTCTCTTGCATCTTGGGATATCCAAAGAATAAAATGGGAAATTTTAAATAACGAGGTTAATACGAGGAAAAAACAAACTCCTGCCCAAAGGAAAAAAACTAGGGACAATACTATTAAAAAAGGCAAACCAAGCTGAGTCATAAGGAAACAAACTAGAAAGAGGTAACTATGGCAAAACGACATCAAGGAAAGCAAAAACCAACTTATAAATCTTTAAAAGCAAAAGATAAAGTGATGACAATGGAGGGGGAGATAGTTGATTTAAGTAAAAAAGGAGGAATTAAAAAGGCAGTAGGAAGGGGTGGAGGTCTAGATGGGTTGTCAGGTGATAAGCACGTTTGGGGTAGATTTACTAAAGATAGTCATAAGAAAAAAAGACCAAAAATTTCTGCAAAAAAGACAGCTAAAAGGAATCCTCCTCCCCCCAAGACACCTAGAAAGGCAAGGAAAACTGCTGAATCTGGAACAGGATTTAGAAATAAGTCAAAAAGATCACAGGCAGTACAGAAAAGAAGAGTGCCTAAGGCGAGTCCGAGGGCTGTTAAGAAAAGTAAAGGATATGCATAGATGGCAGAATACACTAAGGAAAGCACCCAGTATATTACCTCTGATAGTGACGAAGACAGACCAGAGGGACTACTCCCAGATTCGCTAGGGTTACTTGTACAGGAGCTGTATACGGAAGCATCTTCAGATTCTGAGCGAACAACCAAGGAGGAGATCTGGCAAGCGGCATGGCATGCTATGCGGGGCGAGTTTACAGATGTAGTCTCTAAGGCGGTAGAGATTGCTAAGGAGCGAGGTATATATGTAAATCTTACTAAGCGTAAGGTGCATGAAGCTCGCACTAAGTTAATGAGTTCTACATTTCAGCAGGGTAAGATTCCATTTAAGATTACACCTGCACGTAGGCCGAAGTTTATGTCGCCTGATGTATTAAGGAGTGATTCACCTTATGATGAGGCTACGATAAGGGCGAAGAATTGTGAGTTAAAAATTAGGGATATATTTGATATGACAGGATATGAGGATGTTCTGTCTAAAGTAATTAATGAGCAGACACTATATGGGACGGGGGTTACCAAGTCAATTGTACTAAAGAAGATTGACTTCCCGTTATACCAGACAGCTTACGCAGATCCTCTAATGGAAATGATTGAGGAGGCGGTAGAATCTGAAATGCATCCTCATGTGGAATGGATTTCTGTTTGGGATGTTTTCCCATCATCTGGTGCTACAGGGAAAAATGATTTAGATTGGGTTATCCAGAGGCGTTACATGTCTGCTCAGGAATTACGGACAATGGCTCAAGCTTCTAATGGCAACCTAGATCCAGAACTAATTGAACGATGCATTGAAACAGGAGAAGGTCAAACAGTATCAGATATAGGTGGTACATCTCCTAAAAGATGGAGCACAAGTTACGATAAGAATAAAAACTTTTGTGTATTAGAACTATGGCATAGGGGAATAGGGAAGCAGGAATTAGAACAACATATGGAAATCCCTGACAAGATGACCAAGGAGGGGCCAGTTCATATGCCTGTAGTAGTAACTGTATTAGGTTCTAAAGTATTAAGGGCTATTCCCAATCCATTTGATGGGAGAATCCCATATGATTTTTGTTATTGGCAAGAACAGGAGGATAGTATATGGGGTAGTGGAATATACGAAGCTATCCGTGATGACCAGTCTATGGTTAATTTTATTTATGGGATGATTGTAGAAGGTAAAACAATGTCATCTCAGCCTATGTTTGCAATAAATCCTAATGCTTTTGATAGTACTCAGGATGATTTCTATGATGTATTCCCCGGCAAGATATTTAGAATGAAGACTGGTGAAAGCGTTAATGATGCTTTTAAACCAGTGTTAGTACCAGATGTAACAAATGGATTGGTAGACTTACTAAGAATAGTAGAAAGGAATACGGATTTATCTTCAGGACAAACACCTATAGGTATGGGTAGTGGCGCACAGTACCAAACTAAGACTGCTACAGGAATGCAGATCCTGAACGAAAATCAAAACAAATTAACTACGTCAGTAGTAAGGTCATTAAATAATTTAGTTAATGCAAATGTATCTGCCATATATTATTGGTTAATGGCGGATTCAGATGACATGTCTATTAAAGGTGACTTTCTTTGCCAAGCAAAAAGCTATGACACCTTTATGGCAAAGGAAGTTACGATACAGCAGGTATTACAATTAATACAGGTTGTGGGTCAAGTTCCTGAGATGAGAGGCCGATTTAATTTTGAAAAGCTTGCCGTTCCATTAAAAGCTGGGCTAGGATTAGAAATAGATGGATTAATAAAATCTGAGAATGAAGTTGCTGAAGATGCTGAGCAGGAGAAAGCTTCTACCATTCAGCAAGTTCAACAGCAAATGGAAATGGAGAATCAAAGTTACGAGGACAAGGCTCTTGTAGATGAGAAGAAAGCAGTAGCAGCCGATATACGAAAGGGTATCATACAAGAAAGGCTGGCAAAAATAAAAGAAGGGGATTTAATGTTGTCAGAGAACCTGCCTGAATTATTGCAACAAACATCCTTATTGTTATTAGAGGAGATGCAACGTCAGCAACAGGAAGCTCAGGCACAAAAACAACAACAAGATGTTCAGAATCAACAGCAAGAACAGGCAGCACAAGGTGCGTCTGGACAGGGAGAAGCTGGATCACCTCCTAACATTGAGGGAAGATCCCAGATGGAACCAGCTCTCTGAATTTTTTGAGGACAGACTTAGACGGAAAGAGGATAGACTCTCTGAGAAGCCCCTCTATGACGGAAAGGAAGTAGCCTCCTTTAACGTACTGATTGGTGAAATTAAAGAAATCAAGAATATTCTTGACCTTGATAATTTTATCCGAAACGTACTAACCCATAACGAAGAGTAAAACATGCAAGAAGAAGCACCTCCTTTTGAAGGAGAAATGCTTGATTCTCAAGCAAGTAACGAAGGGGCAAGAGAAGATGAGATTGCTGAATTAAAAAGTAAACTGGAATCAGTAACAAAAAGTTATGAGGATTTAAGGCCACATGCAGATCGTGCCTTCAGTGCTCAGAAAGATAAGGATGCGGAAAATCAGGAATTGCGAGCTAGGCTTGCTGTCCTTGAGCGTGAATCAGAAATCAATTTACAAACTCAAAGACCTGATCCCTATTCTGATGAAAACTTTTTTTCTGAGGAAGATCAAAGAGTTCTGGAAGATTTCCCTGAGGTTATGAAAACTTCAGAGAAATTAGCAGAACGAATGGTTAAAAGGCAATTGAGTCAGTTTAAGCAACAACAGATTGATGATGTAGAAGACAAGATCAATAGGTATGTAGAACATAAATATGATGAACCGATAAGTGCATTAAATCAAAAGTATGATGCAATATCGCAGCAATCATATTTTGATGGAAAACTTGGGTTTGGAGTATGGCCTGCAATTGAAAATGATAGACCCTTTATAGATTGGGTAAATGAAGATTCAATGCGTAGGCTGGGTATGACTCAAGGTGATAATGAGGCAAAAGCTCAAGTAATTCAAACATACTTGAGTATGCAGGGTGACCAACCATATATTGGAAATGATCGTCAAGATCTGAGAAGGCAACAAGCCTCCCAGTTAATGGGTTCTTCACAACCTCAAAGCTCAACTACAGATCCTACTCAGGGACTTACAGGTGAAGCGTTATTTAACGCAATGCCTGATTAGTCTTTAGTTCTTGCTCTACATTTTAACTAGATATTTTAACAATATAATAGAGTAAGATAATGGCTACAACATGGGATTCTACTACGAGTGCTCATAATAGAGGTAAAACGGGCGTAAGTAGCATGGGCGGAACCATGAAATATGGTTCCCTCGATGAGACGGAAGCGTTTAAAATCCAGAAGAAATTTTTATCAATAGCGAAACGATCCATGATAATGGCTCGGTTTGCACAAAAAGAAACAAAGGCTCAGAAAGAGGGGCTAGAGGTTAGGTGGAAGCGTTTTGAAAAATTTGCTCTGCCTATGGTTCCATTGGCTGAAGGTGTTAAACCACCAGCCGATACGTTGCTACAGACAATCATCAAGGTAAAGTTGAATCAGTATGGTTCATACGTTGCCACTACTGATGTTCTGGTTGCAGCAGCGACTGATCCTATTATTCAACAAGTTACAGAGCGTCAGTCAATTCAGGCTGCCGAGCTGATGGACTTCATTACTTTTCTACACGCACGTTCTGGTACTCAGGCAGCTTATGCTGGTGGTACTTCTCGTGCAACAGTAGATGCAGAGATTGGTGGAACGTCTGGTGATACAACTGGTTCAACTACTAATCTTCTTGATACGGCAGTCCGCACATTGGAGTATAATGAAGCTCGCAAGATTGCGAAGCAGATGACTCCATCTCCCAAATATAATACTGAGCCAGTACCTGAGGCATATGTTGCCGTAGGTCATACTGATTTACGTAAGGATATTGAGAAGCTTCCGGGCTTTATTCCTTATGTGAAGTACAGTAACAATGGTCAGCAAATGCTACCGGGAGAACTTGGTAGTGTTGGTGTAATTAGATTCGTGCTCACAACTCAGGCAGCACCATTTGGTAGGCAACCAGATGGGACTCAGATTAAGGATACGAATATCGCCCATACTCAGGGTACATATACTCCGGGTTATGGTTCACCAGTATTTGGTCAGACTGTAGCACAGGCTTCCCAAACTGTTTCTGATTCATCTAATTATGGTGAAGCAGGAACGGCTGAAGCAGAGGAAATCGGAGCAGCGATTGCCTCTCTGAAGCTTGTTACAACTGTGGATACAAATAATGTACAGGTATATCCTGTTGTTATTTTCTCAGCAGAGTGCATAGGGTGTGTATCACTCTCTGGTTATGATGCTGTGATTCCTAAGGTCGTAATGCCACAACCGGCAGTTACTGATCCTTTGGGACAATCGGGTTCAGTCGGATGGAAGAGCTGGTATGCTTGCCAGATCCTCAATGAAGACTGGCTGTATCGTATCGAGTGTGGAGCATCTACTATTAGTTAATATAGTTGAATGACACAACGATTTCAGGGGTGGGTTCCGCCTGCCCCTGTCTCAGAAGCAATAAGGGAAACGGGTATAATTGAAATAACCCATCATAATTTTGATGGGGGTAATGGTACTCTTATTACCAATGCTTACTTTGATCACTATCTTTACCCTAATACTTTACCAGAAAGGATATCAGTCGTATTAACTGAACCATTCTTGGGGGTAGCAGCAGATATATGTGTAGGGAGGGTGAGCAGAGTAAAGGAAGATAAGGAGTTATATTTAAAATGGGCTGGATTGCCGCAAGAAGCATTTTCGTTTCAACAACGTCCAGATTCAATCTTTCTTCCACCAGACGGATCTAATAAAACGATTCGATTAACAGTCAGATTAAGGGGCAGTGATCCTCCTACTTCTGGCAGAATTTTATTTTTCATTAAAACGAGAGCAACAAGATGAGTGAACTAGCAGGCGGATTACTTCCAACTGGTGAGTACGGACATCAGATTAATAGTCCTATGTATGATTCAGGACGCAAAAAAAACATCTCAGTACATAAGACCTTCCAGAAAGATATGGCTATGGAAGTTGGGAAAGATTTAAAAACACCTGAGGGATGGGGTGTTGTAGTAATCGGCTATGGGGATGACCCGTCACAAATGGGGCCAGTTACTGTAACGTGGAATGATTGGGTAATGAGGTTCCCTAGAAATTCTCGTAGAGCTATACCACCGGGGCACTTCTCTGTACTTATGGATGCAATAGAAACAAAGTATCATCAGGCTCAGGAAGGTTCACCATTAGTTGGTTATGAGGTATGCAGGTATAATGTGCAAGTATTAAAAAGTCCTACCTCATCAAAGATTGATAAAGATAAGGTTAATTCACAAATAGAAAGAGTTGAAGTTGCATGATTGATTTAGTTGATATTAGATCACGAGCAACAACTGTTCTTCAGGATACAGGGTATGTCCGTTGGACTAAAACTGAATTAAATAATTATATTCATGATGCAGTTTTAGATCTTGTTAGGACTATCAGGTTACCTGTAGAGGATAGTGATGTGGTTATCAGTAGTACTAATTATAAAATAGCACTCCCCTCTACGCTTATGGATATAAGTGGCGGATCAATAGATGGGAGGGAGTTACCAGTTGTAACTACTTCTGAGATGAAATCACTTAATTCAGAGGGAAGGCTCCCAGAGAGTACAAAGGAGGGGGAATATTCTGTAACTCAGATATTTGGGAATCCGTTATATAACAGTATAAAAGATTGGAGGACTGTTACGGGAACTTCAAAGGCACTTGTTATTGATCAAAAATCTTCTGGCACTATAACTGTTTGGCCTATACCAACTGAGGAAGTAACATTAAAATTAACAGGCACATCACGCCCACCTAGAATGAGTGATGAGGTTCCATATCAGTATACAGATACGACAGCACCTTCTAATCCTGTAGTAAGGAGAATAGTAACAACTCTTCAAGGTTGGATAGTAGGTACATCAACAGATTTAGTTGATGACAATAATACGTCATTGGTTTTTGATACTGCAGAACAAACTCTTACTAGCGGAGATAGTGTGTTTACTGTTGCAAGTTCTGACTATAAAACTACTTGTGACATAGATCCAGTGTGGGTAGATGCACTTACATATGGGACATTAGAAAGGGCATATTTAAAGGAGCATGATTTAAGGAATGTTGAGAAGAGTGGATACTTTATGAATAAGAAAATGCAACTTATAGCAGATGCTCATCGTGTTGAACCATTAAACCCTGCGTCTATAACTGGTGGGGTAAACTTAAATAGGATGATAGTGAGGAGATAATGGGAGTAAGTATACAATTTAGGAGAGGCACTGCTGCTGAACATGCCACATTTACTGGTGCAGAAGGAGAAATCACAGTCCTTAAATCAGATACCTCAGGAGATCCTTGGAGATTAAAGGTTCATGATGATGATAGCTCAAGCTTTACAATACCATCTATAGATAGTACAGATACCTTAACTAATAAAACTATATCAAACCTAAAGTTATCTGGAACAGTTAGTGATGGGTCAAATAATTTATTAGCTACAATTGGAACAAGTAAGATAACTTTTGCTTCTGGTATAGTGACATTAGATAATGCAAATGTTATTGATCAGGATACAGAAAAAACCCTTGAGGCAATGATGACAAGAGTTGCTAGGAAAAATCAAATGATATTAGGAGATTAATATGGCAGAAAGATATATGAGGTATGCAGTTAATGTTCCAGCTAATACTGAAACAACTGTATTCACAGCACCAGAAAGTGATGATGCCACACCGACAGCAGCCGATTCAGTTATAATTGGGTTTTATGTGGCCTCAACCTCTACAAGTGCTGCGGAAGTAACTGTTACTTTAACGACTTATTATGATGCAACAGTAGTTAAGATAGCAGATACAATACCATTACCAGCAGATAGCTCAGTAGATCTTATACCCGGCAAAATGGTTTTACAGAATGGGTTAAATAATGCGGCTACTCCAGTACTAACAGGTGATATAATTAAGATTACTTCGACACAAACATGTTCTGTTATTTTATCAATGATAGAAAGAATATAAAAGGTACGTATGAGCAGTAAATCTCCAATATATATTGGTGCAGGTAGTAATGAGTTAGCAGTTACATCAGCTCAAAATATTATTGATAATGCTAATGATATTTCTCTTAAACTTCAAACAGTTGAAGAATGGGCTACGTTAACAGATGGAACAACTGTTTTTGATTTTGTAGATAATACTCAAACAACTGAATATTCTGCAAAGGAATATGCACAAGGAGTTACTGCCACAGGCGGTACAGCAAAGCAATGGGCTTTGGGTGGAGGTTCCCATGTAGAAGCTACAGAAGTTATTACAGGAAAATATTCTGCAAGAAAGTATGCAACGGATGCTGCAACGTCATATGATAATTTTGATGATAGATTTTTAGGGCCACATACTACTGCAGAAAGGGAAGTTGGTTCAGAGAATATTGGGAAGGATCACGATGGAGATGCCTTAGTAGCAGGTGCATTATATTTTGATACCACATTAGGGGTAATGAAAGTATGGGATGGTAGTAGTTCTACTTGGAAGCAGATCACTCCTACTACTGCAAACCAGACTCAGATTGACACATTAACTACTGGATATGATGGCACAACATCTACAAGTGGTACTAATCTTAATATTGCCCAAGTAGATGTAGTTGCAGATAATGTTGCGGATGTAAATGCAGTTGCTGGTAAGGCTACAGAGATCGGTAGATTAGGTACTGCAGATGCAGTAGCAGATATGGTATTACTTGGTACTACAGATTGTGTAGCGAATATGGCGTTGTTGGGTACTACAGATTGTGTAGCGGATATGGCATTGTTAGCTGATGCTGATGTAATAGCAGATATGAATACATTGGCTACTACTGATATAGTTTCTGATCTAAATAAACTGGCAACAGATGACATAGTAGCTGATCTTAATACACTTGCAACTACTGATATTGTAAGTGATTTAAATACATTAGCTACAGCAGATATAGTTAGCGACCTTAATACATTAGCTACTTCGGATATAGTAACAGATATTAACTTACTAGCTACCTCAGATATAGTAGCTGATCTTAATACGTTGGCAACTTCGGATATAGTTTCCGATTTATCAACAGTATCAGATAACTTGTCAACTATTCAGGATTTCGCTAATAAGTACAGAATAGCTAGTTCTGCTCCTTCATCTGATAATGATGACGGGGACTTATACTATGATACCTCAACTGATCAATTGAATGTTTATGATGGTTCTAGTTGGGGGTCTATCGGTCTTACTCAAGTTCAAACTCAAACAGAAGCAAATAATTCGGCTGTGGCGATGTCCATTGCACTCGGATGATATTGATATTAAAGGATAAATATGGCAAATACATTTAAGAATGACACACTAAGAGCTTCTGGTACAACCTTAGCCTCAGTTGGTAGTGCTGTTGCATCCAGTACACAGACAACAATTATCGGAATGACTATTGCTAATATAGTTTCCTCTGTAATTAGCGTGGGTGTAAAGCTGGTAGATAATTCAGCAAACGAAACA